CATTGGTTTATTATCGAACTGTGTAAAGTTTGGAGTAACTCCACCGCCCATGCCTTCAGTTCCTTTAGCGAAATCTGAGCCATAAACGAATAATCTTATTCCAGTAGTTCCTAATGCAATTCCTTCTGCTACAAAAGTGTTACCACTATATAAAGCTACTTGAATTTGATCAGCACCAACACCTGGAGCAGGAGTTTGTCCATAATTGTATCCAGTATCAGTTACAATACCTTTTACAGTTATACCTGTTGCAGGATCATAAATAACCACAGTTTGATTAACTCTAATAACATTTTCTCCAGCAGGAGCGTTAAGGTCAATTAAACCATCAGTTACTGCATCTTGATCAGCTGCATCATAAGCAATGTGTAATCTATTTTGTTCAGACCAGATTACTTGATCTGAGGTCATTGGCATTTCTGCCCCGACCATTCTTAAGAAACCAGAGATGGTTCTATTACCAAATCTCTCAACTTCTTGTTCGTATAATTCAGGTAAATATTGTTGTGCAAAATCAGCAAAATCTGCTCCAGCAGCGTCAGTCCACTGAAGATAATTTGTTGATAATGCTACCTGCTCGGAATAAGGTTGCAATCCCGCATGCATACTAGTAAACGCCATTTTTTAAATTTTAGTTATCGTTTTCTTTTTATTTTCAACTTAGAACTATCTATGCCAGTTACTGCTTTAATTTTCATTCCACCAAACGTTAAATCTTCTTCTCTACCCGAAGGCCTAGCTTCTTTATTTATGTTTTTGGAACTAGCTATAACATTCTTAGTCGCATCGGTTACACCTTGGTCGTAAAAATGTTTAGCAATTGTATCAATATTTCTGGCAGCATAAATAGCTTTGTGATATCCATCGTAATCGTTAACAGTACCATCTTCGTTTAAGAACGTCTTAACAAAATCTTGTATGTCTGATTGCTTGTTGGCAACTTCTGAGGGATTACCTATTTGATACTTAAACTTTTTTTCACCTATATTAAAATCAAAACCTTTGAATTCGTTGAAATATTTGTTAGTATCTTTTTTAAACTCCTCATGTTGTTTTTGAGCTATCTGTTGTCTATCGTTGTATCTATTGAAAAAATCCATAGCTTTTTGTTGTTCCTGAGTAGTACCTGGTCTCAACTTGATCTCATCGTAGTACTTACTTTTTGTTTCCTCTAAAAAGTTTTTGGCTTTTGCAATTTCTTCTTTCATCGCAAGTTTTTTCCTGCGAACAGTTTTTTCATCATCGTAATCCTCGTCATAACCAAATCGATCTTCTAGTTGAAGCTCAATTTCGTCTTTTTCTAAATAAGGTTTACTTTTTTTATAATATTCTTTTAGCAATGCAGTGTCATCTATTGTGCTATAATCAGCATTTAACCTGACATAGTCTTCTACTGTGCCACCTGTGTCTTTCATGAAGTTAACTAACTTTTCTAAGTTTTCTGGTACTTCATATTTTTGCTGAGTTTTTAAATTTTCTTCTACGCTTTTAGCGTCAATATTTTTATTAGCATTTATAACCGTTACTTCTTCTTTTGTCTCTTCGGTAGGCTTTTCAGGTTCTTTGTGTGTCGATCCCATTTCTTGCAATCCCACTTCGGTCTTTTCCCCTGTCTCTTTGCTTTGTTCAGTAGACTGTAGCACTTCTTTCTTTGATTCTTGCTCTTGAACGGCATTTTCTTCTTTTTTGTTTAAATCAATTTTAGCTGGTTCTTTGCTAGTACTAGCTAATTTTTTAGATATAGGTTTGTTTTTTATTTTAAGAGACTCAACCTTAGTATCTACTACAGGTTCTTCTCTAACTGGTGCTTTTTCTTCCATGATATGATATTATATAATTATTGCATGTTCATTTGTTGAACATTACCCTCGTTTCCCGCTAATACGTCATTTTCATCTGCGACTTCAAAATTAATGGGTAAAGAGTTGTTTCTTCTTTGTTCTATTAGTTGACTTTGTTGACTAGCTTGCATTTGAGTTCTTTTATCTTTTCTATTTTCAATATCAGCTTCCTTTTGTTGCATTTGTTGAATTTCCATAGCTTTTAATTGCTTGTCAAACTCAAATTGCATAGTCATTAATTGTTTTTTAATCTCTCCTTCTGTTTGTAGTTTTTGAAGATCAAACTGACTTTTACCTTGTTCTATTTGTAGTTCTGTTTGAGCTAAAGCTTGTTTCTTTTGTACTTCTGCCATAGCTGCTTGTTCAGCTGCTTTTGCATTAGCTTGAGCTTGAGCTTCCATCATTTGTTGTTGACGTTTTTGATCTTCTTCAGCTTTTTGTTTTTGTCTAAGTTTAAGTAATTGATTTGCTAAAGTTAAATTATGTACATCTCTTATATCTATAGCATCAGACAAAGTTATAGTTTGTTGCTGTAAAGCCATTTGAATGTTTTGTTCTAATAATGCTTTATCTTCTTCATCTGGTTCTAGTTCAAGATATAAACCAAAATCACAATTGTGAATATTTTCAATTTCTGCTAAAGTCTCAACATTGTATAAACTTATACTACTTATTAAAGATTCTTTTAATAAATCAAATTGAATACTATCAGCAACTCTTAAACAAATATTTTCGCAAGCTCTAAGAGTTAAAAATAAACTAGCTTGTAATATATGTCTTGTAGCTACGTTAGATTGTGCCGCAGCTAATTTTTGTAATCCAACTAAAGCATCTTTATCTGGCATTGTACCATCTCTAGCTTCATTTAAACCGGTTACGTCTCTTATCATTTTTAGATAATACTCATATGTTTGAATGAGAGCTTGGATTTTCTGCAACCCACTAGAACTGTTTAACTCTTGAATAGGTACTTTTCCATGATTTAAATCTCCATCCTGTGTCATAGATCTACCCACAATAGATCCCGTTTGGAAGTACATGTTTAAAGCTTCAGCTGGGTTATAATTAGTTCCATTACCTAAGTCTACCTCTGCTAAACCATCTACGTCTACAAATACTCCATCTGGCACAGTTCTAGACAATACTTGTTGCAATTTCAATGATGTTAACTGTATCATATCAGCAAATCCCATCATTCTATGAACTAAAGATTCTATTCTTCCTTTATATAAATTAGGAGCACATATCTGATAGTTCATTTTAACTTTACAAGTATTAGAAAATGGTCTAGTCATATTTTCAGCAACTTCCCATCTTAGTAAAATTGGGTGACCTAGTATTTTCACACCATGATATAACACTTCAATTGATCTACTTACTCTTTTAAAGTTATCATTTGGTGGTGGATTAAAATCTGAAGGTTTTTCAATTGTTTTTTCTAATCCGTTATCTGTATTTTTTACTTTAAATACTTGATCTGCATAAGTTTTATATTCAAAATAAAGTACTTGAACTGTGTTATTATTGTTTTGTCCTTCCCAATTCCTTACATAATTTGTAGTTCCAGGAAATTTTTGTATTTCTTCTAATTCTTCTAAACTTATATCTGGAAACTCTTTTCTAAGTTCTGGTAAAGATAAATTTTTTACTTCCCCTACATAATAAATATCTTCAAAGTTAGGATCTTCTGTATATGACCATACTAAACAAGCGGGATCAACGTAATCTACTGTAATTCCTTCAGACCTATTCCAATTTGTTTTTACTGCACCTATTCCTAAAGTTACTAAATCTCTATTAAATCTTCTTTTAGTTAATTCAAACTTGTTTTTAGATAATGTATTAGAAATTAATTCTTCTTCCGCAAGCTCTATAGATTGTTTATAATCTAGCTGCATATGTATTTCTAACTCTTGCTCACTTTCAGGAACGTTTTCCATTCGTTGTGTCTCAGAAACATTTAATCCTAAAGAAGCTTCCACATTTTGAAGGTATTCTCTAGTTTTAATATCTTTATGTATCCTTGTAGCGTAATCGGTTCTTTTCTTTCTTGATGCTGGATCTTGTGCAAATGCTTTAATGTCATATATTTTGTCTGACATTCCGTTTACTACTATATCCACAAACTTAGGTATAACTGGTACAATTGACCAATCTAAGTTTAAATATGATAAATCTCCATTAATAGATAATTCGTCTTTATATTTTTGAATAGGTTGCTCTCCTCTAGCATATAACCTTCTTCTGTGAAACATATTCCAATTAAATGAATATTTAGTCCCACCTACTCCTTGACGAAACCACTCTCCTTCTATGGCCTGTGCAACCTGCAATCCATATTCTGTAGTCATCTTCATCTCTTGAGGAACTACTTGATCGGGGAAAGAACTTCTTGTGTTTGTATAAATCATTTATTAATTATATTTTCTGTGTACTATCTTTGATATTGAATCAGAATTATCATAAGTTTTAATTCCTAAATCTATTTTTTTAGTGGTTCTACTTGCTATAGGTTTATATTTGTTTCTATTACAAGCCATAATAGCTAAACCAGAACTAATAGAAGCATCATGCTTTGTTCTATTGTGAATATTAAATTTTGCCCAATCCTCTAACGTTTCTTGGAAATACATTTCTCCACATATTCCATTATCATCATATCCTACATAGCTTTCTATATAAGATTCTATTGCTGCAGCATGAGCTTGTTTAATATCTTCACTTGAATTTGGAATACCTCCTAACTCTCTCTCTGTGACCGACATCTTACTCCAAATTCTATCTGGTCTATTAATAGAAAAATTCCTATATCCTCTTTTTCGTAAATAGTATAATAATCTAGGTTTATTATTCTCTGCCAGTATCGGCATTCCGTAAAACACTAAAGCCATTAATACATCTTCAAAAAATATTTCTGCTGTTGGAGGTCGGGATATATATTGTAGAAAAAACTTATTTACTGGTCCATCTTCTAAATGAAACTTTGTTAACCCGTGTAACGATCCTTTAGATCCTCTCCCATCAACAGT